GGTCGAAGGCAAGCCGGAGTGTGTCAGGGCATAAGCCATCATGTTAACGAAACCCGACAATTCAAACATGTCGGCATCGTCATGTTAAGCGCAGGAGAGCCTTCCATGTTTGGTAAGCTAATCGGCCTAGCCGTCGATACCGTAACGCTTCCGGTCTCGGTGGCTGTTGACGTGGTGACACTTGGCGGCGCTCTCGTCGATCGTCCAGAGCCCTATACCGTCAGCAAAGCCAAGCGCATCGGCAAGGAAGTCGGCGCAACCATCGAAAAGCTGGCCGAATGAGCCCCATGCTTCGCTCCATCCTAATCCTCACCATCATATTCGCTGCGGCTATTCTGATCTCAACTCTCCTCGGATGCGCAACACCGTATCAGCCGCCAGGACAAGACTTGTGGCGGGCTCTGTAGAAAAATCTTGTCGCGAAATGCCAAAGCCCCACCGGCTGGCAGAAATAATATTCCACCAGGCCCGAAAGGGAGTGGAGACCACGCATGAATAAAATAGAGGCAGGCAATAATCTTTCGCGAAAGGGCGCCGGCCGTCCGAAAGGAAGCCAGAACAAGGTCTCCAAGGCGGCGAAGGATGCAATAGCCGAAGCGGCTGAACAACTCGGCGGCGCCAAGCGCATCGTAGCATGGGCGAAGGAAGCGCCAGAGAACGAACGCGCATTCTGGGCGACGATCTATCCGAAGCTCATCCCGGTTCAACTGGCCGGAGACGCAGACAACCCGATCAATCACGTTCACACCATAGAACGCCGCATTGTCCGTCCTTCAGATCCCAACGGCTGAGGTTTTCGAACCTCTCCTAACCCCATCTCGATACAAAGGTGCAAAGGGCGGCCGAGGCTCAGGCAAGTCGCATTTCTTCGGCGGGTTGATGATCGAAGACCATCTTGCAGAACGCGGTCTGCTCTCGGTCTGCATTCGTGAGGTGCAGAAGACACTGGCCGATTCCTCGAAACGATTGCTTGAGGGGAAGCTGGCTGATTTCGGCTTGGGAGAAGCGGACGGCTTCAAGGTCTTCCGCGATACGATCGAAACGCCAGGAGATGGCGCGATCATCTTTCAAGGCATGCAGGACCACACAGCGGAATCAATCAAGTCGCTTGAAGGTTTCAAGCGCGCTTGGTGGGAAGAAGCGCAGACGGCCTCGATGCGGTCTCTCAACCTGCTTCGCCCAACTATTCGCGCTCCCGGCTCGGAGATCTGGTTTAGCTGGAACCCGCGCCGCAAGGTCGATCCAGTTGACCTGATGATGTGCGGGGATGAACGGCCAACTGGTTCGGTTCTCGTCACGGCGAATTGGAGAGACAATCCCTGGCTCACTCCTGAGCTGGAGCAAGAGCGCCTAGATTGCCTTCGCATGCAGCCCGACCAATACGACCATATATGGGAGGGCGGGTACTTGAGCGTTGCATCAGGCGCCTACTTCGCCAGACATCTCGCAGACGCCAAGAGCGAGGGCCGCATCGGCAAGGTAGCTGCTGACCCGCTCATGACGATACGGCTCATCTGCGATATTGGCGGCACTGGCGCACGAGCAGACGCATTCACGATCTGGGCATGCCAATTCATCGGCAAGGAGATCCGGTGGCTCGATTACTACGAGGCGGTTGGACAGCCGCTGGCATCGCATCTCAACTGGTGCAGGTCAAAAGGCTACACGCCAGAGCGGGCTCAGTTCTGGCTGCCGCACGATGGTTCGACCAACGACAAAGTTTACGACGTTTCCTACGAAAGCGCGCTCCGTGACGCTGGCTATCGGGTGACGGTCGTTCCCAATCAGGGGAAGGGCGCGGCTTCCGCCCGCATCGAAGCAGCAAGACGTTTGTTCCCGAACATGTGGTTCAACGAGGCAACGACCGAAGCAGGCCGTTCCGCTCTCGGGTGGTATCACGAGAAGAAAGACGACGCCCGCGGCATCGGCCTTGGTCCAGAGCACGATTGGGCCTCGCATGGCGCTGATGGCTTCGGGCTTGGCTGTGTCGTCTACGAAGAACCGCATGCGCCACGAAAGAAAGACCCGCGCGGCCATGCCGGCGCTGGAGCATGGATGGGGGCTATCGCATGGCTATCAATCGGCGTGAGCAGTTTATCGCTGATGCTCTCTCATCTTCATCAGATGATTGCATAATCTGGCCGTTTGCTGTGCGGAAAAGCAGTGGATACGGCGCGCATTGCATCAGCCTAGGTGCTCGGGCCAACAAAAAGAACCTCGACTCGCATCGATATGTCTGCGCCCTCGCTCATGGTGAACCAGAGACAGGAATGCAGGCGGCGCATCGTTGCGGCAACAAGCTCTGTGTGAACCCATCTCACCTTTATTGGGCTGACGCAAAGACAAACATGGCCGATGCGAAGGCGCACGGCACACTCGTCGGTGGCGGCATATATCGCCAGCGCCTCTTCGAAAAAGAGATCAACGAGATAGTCACCTCAAGCGACAGTCTCATCGCGCTGGGCAAGCGGTTCGGAATGGACCCTGCTTACATCGGCAAAGTTCGCCGCAAATATTCATCGGTGAGTGCGAATGGCTGAAGACGAGAAAAAGAGCACAGACAAGGCCGACCTTCTCGCGCAAGGCCGTACTGCGTTCGAGCGTTGCCAGGACGCAGAGTCCGACAATCGCCAGACCGCGCTCGATGACATCCGCTTCTCTCGCCTCGGTGAGCAATGGCCGCGTGACATCGAGCAGCAGCGCCGCAATGAGCAGCGCCCTTGCCTGACCATCAACAAGATGCCTGCCTTTATCCGCCAGGTCGTCAACGACAGCCGCCAGAACAAGCCGTCGATTAAGGTTCACCCTGTCGATAGCAACGCAGACCCGAAAACGGCAGAGGTCATCAACGGGCTTATCCGAAACATCGAATACACGTCTAACGCTGACGTTGCCTACGATACGGCCATTGAAGCCAGTGTGTCGGGTGGCTTCGGCTATTGGCGCGTTGGCATGGACTATGCCTACGACGACTCGTTCGAGATGGATCTGTCGATCGAGCGTGTAGCAAACCAGTTCTCGGTCTATGGCGATCCTGACAGCATGTGCGCCGATTCCTCGGATTGGAATGTGGCGTTCGTCGTCGAGCCCATGCGCAAGGCTGAGTTTAAGGCCAAGTACGGAGACAAGAAGAACGCAGACGGCGGTGACGTTGATTGTGACTTCGAAAGCGATGCATGGGCAAACGCCGGCATCTGGGTCGAAGACGAAACGGTCATGGTTGCCGAATGGTGGAAGCGCGAGCCTGTCGAGAAGGAAATCGTCAAGCTCTCCAACGGCCACACCTATGCAGCAGAAGACCTGGCGAAGGACATGGACATTCAGGCCATGATCGACGCTGGCGTGCTTGAGGTGGTCGGCACTCGCAAGACGCGCTCTCATAAGGTCACGCAGATTATCATGAGCGGCGCCGACGTTCTTGAGAAGAACGACTGGCCCGGTTGCTATATCCCGATCATCCCGGTTTACGGGGACGAGATCGTGGTGGAGGGCAAGCGGTACTTCCAGAGCCTCATTCACAGCGCCAAAGATGCGCAGCGCATGTTCAACTACTGGCGCACGACATCGACTGAGCTTGTTGCTCTCGCGCCTCGTGTGCCTTACCTCGGTCGCGTCGGCACCTTCAACACGGATGCCGATCGTTGGGCGACCGCGAACACACAGAGCCACGCCTACCTGGAGTTCGACGGCGAAGCGCCAATTCGCCAGCCTCTTGACGTTGGACCGGCCGCAGGAGCCTTGCAAGAGGCCCTGAACGCCTCTGACGACATGAAGGCCATCATCGGCATTTATGACGCTTCCCTTGGTGCCCGTTCGAACGAGACAAGCGGCCGCGCCATCATGGCTCGCCAGCGGGAAGGGGATGTCGCGACATTTCACTTCATCGATAACCTTGCTCGCGCAATCCGCCACACTGGACGCATCCTGATAGACCTCATTCCGAAGGTCTACAGCGCAGAACGGGTCATCCGCGTTCTCGGTGAGGACGGTTCGCCAAAGTCCGTCAAGATCAACAGCGGTCAGCCGCAGCCCGTCATGGGGTCGGATGGCAAGCCGCAGGAAGACGAGCAGGGCAAAGTCATGATGGCTATGCACGACCTGACCCTCGGCAAGTATGACCTCACTGTCACGACCGGCCCGAGCTTCACGACACGCCGCGAGGAAGCGGCCATGCAGATGACGGAGTTCGTGAGAGCCTTCCCGGCTGCTGCGCCAGTCATTGGCGACATCCTGGCTATGAACCTCGATTGGCCCGGGGCCGACGAGATCGCCGAGCGCCTGAAGTCGATCAACCCGGCACTCCAGAACAAGGGCTTGCCGCCTGAAGTTCAGCAGATGATCCAGCAGGGCCAGCAGGCCATACAGGAGCTGACGCAGAAGGTACAGGCTCTTGAGGCTGATAAGTCAGTTGATCAGTTCAACGCTGAAACCCAGCGCATGAAGGTCGAAGGCGACATCCAGAACGACAAGGCGAAGACAGCCATTTCTGCAGCCGGTCAGCTCGCATCGCTTGATCGTCCTGCACCCCAACCCGCGCGCCAAGGGTAAGCGGCGCTCTTTCCATCAAAACCCGCAAAGGAGCTGACCTCTATGCAAGAGGCTATCAATGCTATTGCTGACCAGACAATGCCCGCTGTCGAGCAGGCACCTGAGCCGGCAGTTAGCGAAAACGAGCTGCCCGGAGACGACAAGCAGCTTCAAAATGCCGATGAAATTGAGGGTGAAGGCGACGAAGAGCAGGAAGGCGACGAGCAATCGCTGCCGGAAGAGATCGAAGTCGAGTTCAATGGGAAGACATACAAGGTCCATCCGGATCTAAAAGACGGCATCCTGATGAGGGCCGATCATACCCGGAAGACCATGGAAGTGGCCGAGATGCGTAAAGCAGTCGAAGCCAAGGAAGCAGAAGTGCAGAAGGCCTACGAGACCTCTCAGGAGGTCATCCAAGGTCGGGCCGTGATCCACAACATCGATTCACAGCTCAAGCAGTATACCGATCTTACTCCCCAGCAATGGCAGCAGCTGGAAAACGAAGACCCCATGGCGGCTATGTCGCACTGGCGTCAGTTCCAGCAGTTGAAGGATCAGCGTAGTCAGGTCGCTCAATACCTCGACAAGACGCAGAACGAATTGTCCGAAAGAGCCGCCCAGGAAACTGACAAGCGGCTGCGGGAAACAAGAGCGTTTGCGGAAAAGGAACTTAAGGGCTGGACGCCTGATCTGGATAACAAGATCACCGAGTTTGCAACGAAGGATCTCGGCTTTTCTGTCGATGCCCTTCGCGAACAGTACACCCCGCAGGTGTATCGCACGCTCTATCTTGCCCACATCGGCCATCTCGCTCTCCAGAAGCAAACAGCCGCCCCCAAGGTCGCTGCCCCGGCTGCCCAACCCCTCACGAAGGTTACGACGCGAGCAAACCCGCCTCCCTCGGGACTCGATGACCGTCTTTCCGCAGACGAGTGGCTGAAGCGCCGTCAAGCGCAGCTTTCCAAGAAGGGCTGACCCCCGAAACCGCTGGTTTCTACGCCAATGCGTAGTTACCAAATGAGCTAGAAAGGCACCGCTTTCGCAGGGTATGAGGTTTTTCATTCAATGCCCTGCCAGCTTCCGAAAATGAACTGTAGACGAGCACTTGTACCCAACAGGTCTCTTCGGCGGCTTAAGCCCAAGGTTGATTGTCGCATCACGCTGTTTCTGTTTCGTGGTGTCGTCCGTCGTCCTACCAGTTCTGTAGTCGCGCAGTTTCTGTCTGGTCTCTTCTGTTCGAACATATTTGCCGGCATAGTTATGCTTCTCGGCCATGTGTTCTTGCGGCGTGACCCATTCCAGATTGTAGTCGTGATTTTCGGACTTATCCCGGCTGATGTGATGGACATGGTCGGCCCCTTCAGGTTTCTCCACCCAACAGGTGGCAACCATACGATGGGCCAATCTCTGTCGCCCTACACTCAGATACCCATCCGGCCTCAGTTTTGGTGTGTAAGGGCTCAAGGTTTTGATCTTGAGAAACCGCCCGCATGCCGAGACTGCGTAGATGTGGTCATAAAGCCGGTAGCTGATCCCTTCGTGGATGATAACGGTTTGCACAATCTGCTCCTTTGGTAACTGCGCTTGGTGTAAGTAGCCTAGCGCACTTTGCAAAGGAAAAGCAAGTGTCGAACAGCATTCTCACCCCTACTGCGGTGACGCGTGAAGCGCTCCGCATCCTCCATCAGAAGCTGAACTTTGTCGGCTCGATCAACCGCCAGTATGACGACTCGTTCGCCAAGGCTGGCGCGAAAATCGGTGATAGCCTGAAGATCC